GGAATACAAGGGGGTCTTACTCCAGAAGCCACTATTACAGCGCTTCAGACTGGAGTGTAACTGTCGCAGCGGTAAACAGTAATGGCAGTGGCTCCTTCTCCGCGGAATCGAGCGCGGCCACGGGATGGACACTTGCGTCATGTACAAACTACGATGACAGCGGTTGCGACAGTTGTGGTACAAAATCTACAGTTTGCCAACGGTGGACTCGAGATAGCGCTCTCCCTGGTGGTGGAACGCCTGGTCCATGTGATGTTTCGTGTGGAGCGCAAAGTGGATGCTCGGGGTCATGGTCAAATTGGTTTGACTATGGATGTGTTCCGGTTTCTGGTGGAACACATCCTTATGTTGAAGGCACAATTTATGGATTGTTATACAGTACAAGTTCTGACTGCACAGGCTACGTAACCGGTCCTTGTAATAGTTGTTGTGAACTTCTTGGTCCTGTTAATGTACAGTATTGTTCTGTTACTGGCGGCTACCGTGTTACTGGCGGCGACCAGTGTGTTGTCCTATAGTTTTGAAAGGTGATACAAATGAGTCATTTTATATTTGTTGTTGATGGAGAGGCTGCATGGGAAATGCCGGTTCCAATAGTTCGCGACGAGGAGGGAAATCTTCTTCCTGCTATAGAAAGACTTATAGCAATTCTTAGTAGCGACCCTAAAATTGTTGTATCTGATGAACCGGTAGAGCAGGGCTCACACTGGACTGGCACTAGTTTTGTACCTGCTGTAGAATAACTCCATGACATCTTCGCCCTGGCAAGAATGGAAAAAACGGAATGCCGAACGTCAGTCGACGGGCAGGGTATCGCCGGCCGCGTTCATCAATCCAGATACTGAATATGCCGACGAGGCGACGGCAAAAGAACGCATGGATATGTGTCTCGAATGCGAGTACCTAATTGACCTCACAAAACAGTGCCGTAAGTGCGGTTGTTTTATGAATCTAAAGACGAAGCTCGCCTATGCCGAATGCCCAATTGGAAAATGGGTCGCGGTAGATGTTAATTAAGCATTTTTAATCTTTGTTGATTGCTGAATCAACTATTTTTGCGGCTTTTCTGTATGCAAGGCCAGTGCTGCCGGCAGGAGAAATTCCGCCAGTTAAATACATTCCAGATGATGCATATTTATAAAACTTTTCATCTATGCATTCAATGTTTTTAATATCGTTTTTCCTTTGAATTGGAATTATGTGGGCCAATGGGGTCCCCTGTTGTATTAAAAATTCAACATCTGTTTTTACGTTTAAAACTATGTTTACGATTTGGTAATAGTCCGTATTGACAACTGCTGGCAAGACTGAATAATCACTGTTTTCTTCGTAATAAATTGGAAGCACAAGTATTGACCAGCCTGGCGCAGTCTGGATTCTCCATGGGGTTATCAATTTTGGATAAGCCATTTTTTCAATTTTCCTGGCGTGTGTCATTGGGCAGCTACCTGTTTGATGAAAAGGAAAACCGCTGACCATCTGCATCTGAAAGTCTGTTGGCATTGGATTTAGCGAGCCAGTCTCGCAGTCCCATGAACCGCTCTCTATATTTGGGGTAAACTTAAAACTTGTCCACGCTGGGATTGTTGCTCCAATTTCCAAAAAATCAGAAATTCCTGAACATGACCTAACTGAAAAATTCCCCTTATGTATGCTTCTAAACCATCTGGGTAGGGATTTTTTAGAATTAACAAACGGGACATCGTTGTAAAAGCGGTTGTCTATTGTTGTAATTCTTAAATTTCCAGGTTTTACTTTTTTAATTTTATTCAGATTAAAATTTTTAATCTTCACCGACTGTCTCCATTAACGCTTCTTTGTGGTCAACCAACTCTTTTGAATATCTACTCGACCGAATATTGTCTGACTTTTTTTCTATGAAACTTCTTATGGCCATTCTGTCCATTACGAGAGAGCTAGGCTCCGTAGCAATTAAATTTTGACCCTGGGCAACATGGACAAAGTGGCGGGTTAAGAACATAATTGAGCCGTTGTTTGCTATATCTGAATGCGCAGGAGGTCTTTCACTCCATGCGTCTAGCAAGTTTTGCAAAGAATCCGGTATCGGCATTGAGTTTGCATCTTTCCAGAATTCAGTGTCTTTTCTATCAGAAATATAATGGAGTCGTATCATGTCCCTAATATTAAGCATGACTGCTTCCATTTTTTTGTTATAGTCTGATACAAGTTTTTCACAACCGGGAATGTACGACGCAGAGTATTGAGCAATATTCATTGCCTGGATTATTGTGCTTCCTATGCTGGTTGCCTCCAGTGGTTCAACAAACGAGGAAGCAAGACCGACGCTAACGCAGTTTTTTTGCCATTGCTCCCTGTAATAACCGGGGTCAAATTTAAATTGACGTATCTGTGGAACAGCGAAGCCGGACATCGACTGCGCTTCTAGCAATGCAGCGTCCCCACTTATGTGTGAGGATGAGTAAACATAACCGTTTCCGCGTCTATTTTGTGTGGGAATTTCCCACATCCACCCACTTCCAGCAGCCCGCGCTCTGGTATATGGTTTTATTGTTCCACTTTTATCGTGTTCAGTCGGGAATGCAATAGCTGAATCAACAAGTAAATAATTTGAGAAAGACTGCCAGCTCTTGTTATTAAGCCTATTCATCAATTCCCGTTTAAACCCAGTTGCATCAATCCAAATATCAGCCTCAACACGCAAGCCTGATACAAGCTCGGCAGACTCTATACATCCGCTGGTGGTCAAATTTATGTTTTTTATTTCATCATCGTAGAATTGAATCATCCTGCTGAAACAAATACCAGTTAGAAAGTCATTCAGCATAAATGTATCAAAATGATATTGGTTTGTGTTTCCATGCAAGCCATCTCTGACTATCTTGTTTTTTATTAAACCAACGGAGCCAGTTTGGCTTGTTATGGATTTGTCCTGTTCTATGAAACTGAGATACTCTCCAATAATTCCCCATGCATTAATCTCTTCGACTCCGGAAATGCTGTGAAAATAATCGGGCCTTTTGTTGGTCCAATTTTCGAAACGAATTCCGTATTTATGTGTTGCTCCGGTATTTTTAATCAAATCCTCGATACCTATATTGCATTTGTCCATAAACATTCGCCAATGCTCGGTACTTCCTTCTCCGACTCCGACAATTCCAATTTTACTGGACGATATATTTTTGATTGAGGAGTACGGGAATGCCTGTCTTAAAACAATTGAAGTTATTAGACCGGCAGTACCGGAACCAACAATACAAAAAGAAAGCTGTTTATTGTTGAGCATCAAAGAACCTCGCGGCCAATACTGCTTTTTCCGTTATATTCATATCTACGGGATGAATTGGTCCACGACCATTTGGTTCATCTTTATAACGTTGTCTGAACACTTCTCTATATATGTCTTCAACTGTTATCTGTTCCACGCTGATAGTGCCCGGCATCACTTTTGAAACGAATTCAATTATATAATTTTGCTGTCTTTGTTTTTCAGTAGTTTTGATTTCTGAACTAAATTGCGGGTGAAGTGGGTGTTTGGTTTCCAATGTTGAAAGCGTTCTATAGACCACCTGTTTTGCAAACAGCGCTTTGATGCTCTCTGGCAGAATTCCTGTCTCGGAAAAACCGTGACGCGGGTTGCCATAACCGAGCATAAATCTTTCTACCGGCATTCTCACTTCAGTCTGTTTTAGCTCATCAATCATTTCCTGGGTTATTTTTAATTGCTCAACAAAGTTCAAAGCATCAATAGCGATTTGGTCATTGGATAAACCGGCCACCCGCAGGTCACGCCATTCAATAACCTGGCGGAGACACCCAGACAAAGTTTTGGCAGATAGGGTAACTATTGGCCAATTTCTCCACGTCATTCCTATTCCACGAAAATTAATATTTGTGATGTGTGCTATGCCGGATACGTTTACTACTGGCCTAAAAAGAGCAGCGTTGTAATTTTTTATGACCTCTAGGTCCATTGAAGTTGGTTTTATTCCATCTTGAGGAAAATAACCCACGGCTGGACCAAACATATTGCTATCGCACCTGCGAGATACGTCAACAACTCTGTGATTAAGCGTTGCGCGCATATCTTGTGATTTCATAAAGGAAAGAAAGGAATGTGGCTCTGTTTCTCTGTTTTCCCAGATATCAAAACTATCCTCATAATTGACCCATTGCATCGGCTCCTCTTCTCCGCTAGAGCCAATTATTTTCATTGACCATGGGGTATAGCCAAACTCTGGAAGTTTATTAAATTTAATTAGTGTTCCCTGTGTGTGGCTGTACGCCTCAAAATCTAAATACTCAAATTCACCATCAGGGGCCAGGGCTGTAATGGTTATTTCTGCAGAATGGTACCCTACAAAACCAAAATAGTTTTGTTCTTCAATATTCAGCTGGCTTATATTTTTTACTTGAACCATGTCACTAAACTGCACTTTGTTCCGGATGTTACGGGGTGGGCTATGTGTAGGTATGGAAAATTGGCCGGAAACACGACCGCACTACCGGCAACTGCCTCAACTGTCACACCAAAAAATGGGAACTCAAGCTGCCCACCACCGTCTGGCGTTTCCATGAAAGCGACGATGCTAAAGATTCTCTCATTGTGCGGAGCATGGTCGTAGTGTGCATGATACTCACCGCCTCCGTGATATTTAAGCAATCTCCATCCCTCGTACCTGGATGACTGAACCATGAATTCTTTTTTGTAATCTTCAACTACATCAGCAAGAAGAGTTTTTGATATTGGCTTGAATTTTTTTGCCATAGATGTGTCCATGTGCTCCAGGTGCGATATGTCAACTTCGGCAGATGTCCTATGGTTTCCAACCACACCGATACCTGTTGATGATGGCACCCACTGAACTTCTGACCATTCGTTATCTAAATCTTGGTTAACCTCGTGCATAAATTCAAAAGGTTCAAAAACTTCGCTATACAAATTTATACACGTAGCAAGTTCTTCAACTTTCACGATTTTCCTCTATTTCCGCAATCATAGATTGCTCATTTTGGGCAACTAAAAATATTTGTTTTTTTCCCCCGCAATGCAGTCTAATCCTGAATTTTGCAGCATGACGCTCCTGCACTTTAGGTTCGTATTCTTGTCCGTCAATTAACAGTTTGACACCAGTGGTCATATCTAAAAATTCATCAACTATATCTAGGTCCCAAATTTTTCCGATTGAATATACGGGAGAGTACGACACTTGCCTTATCGATGGTTCATTTGCAACATGAACAACATCGCAATCATCAATTGTTTTAATTTCTATAGATAGCATGCCGGCTAATCTAATAGCCCCACTTGGAATTTTTCCATCTATACACATCGCCGATGGAACGGCGATATATCTATTCATTGGTTAGTGCAGCTCTTTTTTCTTCAAGTGTGGCAATTAGGTCAATATAGTGCTTAACCCTACCTCTTGGTTCTCCGCCCATATCTATCGGTTCAGACCACTCGTCGTGGTTAAAAGAGTCCGGGTCAATACCTATCTGTATTAATAGACCATAAAGATGAACTTTTGCAGTAGAAAGCTCAATGTCTACTATTCTTCTTTTCTCGCCGTTGTCGATATTGTCAAAAATTCCCATAATTTTCTCCTAAGAATTCAATATTATATATGTTGAGCCATTTGATGCTGAAAACGTATCAGAGTCAGCAGTTGTTCCAGACCGTACATCATAGTTTAGATTTGCCGGAGTTGTCTCTGTAATTATGATTATGGCCCCTCCGCCACCAGCTCCACCCCTTTTCCCTGTTCCACCCGTTACAGCGGGAGAACCAGTTCCGCCAGCTCCACCCGCTCCGCCGGCCCCACCTGCTCCGCCGGGATAATGTGGACCCGGCGTGCAGCATGGGGCGTGTATTACGGCTGAATGATTATGGTGATGAGTGTGGTGCGATGGTGGAACGTATACGTGTTTATGATAAGAACCGGGGTCATAAGCATGACCACCACAGCATGTATGCGGTTCATGGATTGTTGCTGAATGATGATGGTGGTCGGTATAGCCTGGAGCGGCTGCACCATTTGCACCAGTTGCACCGGGCGTACCATTTGGTCCGGCCGGAGATGTTGTGCCAGCGGAGCCACTGCTTCCAATCATGCCAAGAGACATAATAGTCCCTGTGCCAGTAATTGTTTTAGCCATAATAGCAACAATGCCACCGCCGGGCGCTCCTTCCCCTCCTGCTCCTCCAGTTGCAGCAATGGGTGGATTCGGTGCACTTCCATTTGTTCCAGTGCCACCGGTTGCCCCCGTATATCCACGTCCACCGGCAGCACCGACAGTATGTGCGTTTGGGGGCCACGAACCAGCTGAACCAGCTGAACCAGCTGAACCCGCCGAACCGGATTTATTCGGCCAAGTGTTTGTAAATCCAGCCGGTGCTGGGCTTGCATTGGTATATGAAGTTGCGGGTGTTCCGGCTGAACCCTCTTTTCCCAGTGAACCTCCATAAAATGGGGATGGCGCCTGGTTTGATTGGGTTAACGGTTCGTTTGAATATGATGCATTGAGATAGGTGCCTGTCATGGATTCAATTCTTTTGACCAAAACCTCCGGTAACACTGGAACATTTGGATTAAGAGTACCGCCACCTTCTCCGCCTATGCGGTAGCCAATTTGTACATTTGTATGACCACTCAGGGTACTGCTTGAAAATGCTGTTGCTGAGTCTGGTGATGATATGGTTCCATTGGTCGAGCCATCTATGTTCCCGGTTACTTTTCCTATCCCAACAACCCCATTTATTGTTGCTGTATTTTTTACAAAAATCCTGAATCCGTTTGTTAAAAGAATATTTCCAAGCGGAACAGTAAGGTTGTTATAGTATTTATCCGAGGTAAGTGTCACTGTTCCACTTATGGTTACATCACCGTCGGCACCGGTGCCATAAACCCAATCATTTCCCTTTCGTTGGGTTTTGCTTGCACCATACCTGTCAACGCCAGACATTTTAAACCAACTGCATATAGTGAACCGTGCCAGCGTTTTGACCAGTGACATCAGTCAAAACTGTCTCGGGTAATGCCGCAGCTGTTGAAACGATGAGAATCACCCCTCCTCCAGCAGGTGCTGTAGCCGGTGCTTTTATGTATCCAGTGCTCCCGGATGCGGGACCAGAAATATAACGAGCAGCAAGTATCACAACGCCACCACCATCTTGCCCAACGCCACCAGCCCCACCACGCAGCCATGATTGACCAGCGGCTGTTATAGAATAGCCAGTTATTGCCTGCTGGGGAACTTTGAAATATTCCGTTCCGCCCAAAGCTGCTGTTGGTGCTGTGGCCGTGTATCCAGTCGCAGAACCGCCGAGTGAGTGTGTGACGGCAGTTGCCGGCATTCCCCCTTGATAAATTGAGCCAGCGTTTGGAAACCCTGCCGTAAAACCTATTGTTGCGTTATTTCCCGCAAATGTCAGTACGTTTTTTACAAATATTCTATAACCGGCTGGGTTTAAACGAACACTTGCATTTATTGTTAGGTCATCAAAATATAAATCTTTTGTCATCGTGTACACACTTGATGATGGCGCCATACCAAGAACGGTCGTAGAGCCGTCTAATGTCGCATCACCATCCATGCCTGTCCCATAAACGGAATCAGGCGCATCAGAAAACGAAGCAAATGCGTTTGCAGCCGGATAACGAGATATTCCGCTCATCAGGTCTCCTCAATACCGTTTGCCGTTATCGACACTGTTGTGGCATTGGCTGTGAAAAATAATTTTTCGCCTGCTGTCATTACTAATGAGCAGTTAAATGACACAGTCTCATTCGCGGCTAATGTCAAGTCGGAAATCACCCTGTTGGCTGCGGTTGCCGTAGTTCCAACACCGGCCCTTACAGTTGCAGCGCTTGCAGCTGTATTGCAAAATATAATTTGTTTTACGATTGTTGTGGTGGACGACGGTACAAGGTATCTCCCGGTTGCATCGTCTGTTGCAGAGGTAACTGCCGCAGCTGGACCAAATAGTCTTTTTTGTGTCAATGCCATTACATGACCTCCATCAAGAGTTTTATTTCTACATTTCTGGACGAGTTATATGCGTCGTATGTGTTAGATGTTACTGCAACTGTTGGCGTAGCGCCTTCGCCCGAGTTATTGCTGAGCGTTATTCCAGTGCCGGCGACAAGTGACTCTACATAACTTCCAATCGTGTCTGTGCCAAGGTTTATTTGGTCATTTACCCACAGTGTTCCGTTGTACTTAAGGAAATCACCAGATGTTTTGCTGGTAATGGAAACATCGTGCAGTTCGTCTAATTCATAACCGTTCTGGGTTGCAACATAGATAATTCCATTTACGGTTGCGCGTACAACTACGCCGATAAAAACAAGGTTGTCTGGAGCACTGGGTTTGGTGGTTGTAAACGCACCATCGTCGCCAAGCCAAACAATATCGCCAGCAGCATAACCGCTTGATAGGTCAATTCCGTCAACATAACCACGGGTGACAACCGGGCCATTGCCCGATGAAGTAATGTTTGCACCAGCAACACCAATTGTTTTAGAAGATGTGGTTTCAGAACTCTTGTCTGCACGCTTTACAGTTGCATGGTCGCCGGTTGCACCAAAAAGATAAACACAGGTTCCTGTTGTAATAGTCGTCGACTCTGCGTTTCTTACATAGGACACGAGGGGAATATGACTGTTTACCCAGTTTGTGCCGTTATATGACAGGCCCTGAAATTCTTCCGGGGAAGTAATTACAACATCACTAAGACCATCTAGGTCTGTTGCACCTCCACCGCCAGAAAGGAGGTTTGTGCCTGCACCACCTGAACATGCCGTCAGGTCAATATATGCACCGCGGGCACTTCCCCCCTGCTCAAAAAAACGAATTTTATTTTGGTATGAATCTACCGTGATTCCGCCAGCAAGTGTGGTATTTGTCGCGGCTTGAGCAAGAAATATTTCTCCGCCTTCGTCACCAGAAGAAGCAACAACAGAAAGTTTCCCACCAACTTTGAAGTTGTCGTCTGTTTTTAAGGTATCCGCCTCATCGCGGTATAAGTTTGTATCTCCGGTTCCTGAACCTGGTCCCCATGTAAGACGACCTCCGGCCTCAATTTTAAGGCGAGCATATGTGTCGGCATCTACAAAAACAGTTATGGCATCAGAACCAGAAGATGAGAGTTGTTTTACCGTTATGGGTACTGTGAATTTCTGTGCCACGACCTCAATCGCTTTCTATATTATTTATGGCCCCTCGAGGCCATTGATTAGGCTTTTTTGCCGAACGCGCCGTCTTTGGGGTTGAAGTAGCGCATTGCTACCGGAAGAAGGGCAGCCCATAGCGCATTCAGGGCAGCCTTTGGGTCGCCGGTTGATGCATACGTTGCAACCGCCGCGCCAATAACGCTTCTTGCATATGAAGCCAGCATTGCTTTATGCTCATCTGTAAGTTTCATTTTTTCTCCAATTATCCAGTGACTACTATTCTGTAGTCTCCCAGTGAGACTGTGCCGTTAATGACAACGGTTACTTGGTTTGTATTGTCACGGTCAATATCGGCGATAACCGTTAGTCCAGTTGCCACCTCATACACCTGAACAATAACATCAGAAGTTCCGAGGTTATGTACAACTGTTGTCGTTGATACACCAAGAGAAGAAGCAGCACAGTTTTGCGCAGAAATTCTTGCGAGAACCGGCGTACTCGTTGTCAGGCCAGATGCAGATGTTTCTGCGAGGTTTGTTCTCGCTCCAGAAGCAGTTGATGCACCTGTACCGCCGTCGGCAACAGCAATATCTGTGCCGTTCCATGTGCCAGATGTGATTGTTCCAACAGTAGTTATGCTGTCATCGCCGGTGTATGTACCGCCAGCAACAGCGGCCAATGTTGAGTTATAAGCCTGGACATCAGTTCCGATAGCCAGACCGAGCGTTGTGCGCATGTCTGACGTTGATGAATCATCGAGAAGTGTTCTTGCCGTTGAGGTAAGGTCTGTAACTGACGCGGTTCCGGAACCAGTGAAGTACGGAAGTTTGTTTGCAGCAGAAGTTAAACCAGCAAGTGCAGCAAGTTCAGCATCGTATGCTTGAACATCTGTTCCAATTGCAAGACCAAGATTTGTTCTTGCGGTAGAAGCATCGGAAGCACCAGTACCACCAGCAGTTACGGCTATATCAGTGCCATTCCAGGTGCCGGTCGTAATTGTTCCAACTGTTGTAATTGTGTTTTGGCCAACATAGGTTGAAGCGATGTCGACACTATTTGCATTTGCGGTTATGCGGTCTGCTGTGCCAACAACATTTATCGTTGAGCCCGATTTTGTAAGACCATCTCCTGCCTCAATTGAGCCGGCACCAGAGAACTGGGCAAAGGTTAAGCTGGTCGTACCTAGGGTTATTGTGTCGTTAGTTGTAAGAACCCATCCTGAATCAGCATTTGCAGTTCCCTCTTCAACAAATGTAAACATTCCGGCTGTAACTTCTGCGCTTGTATTTGCATCGTCCGCCCTTGATGGTGCGCCAGATGCCGCAACAACGTAAATGCCGTTTTCTGATGCGGTGTCCTGGTTTTTAACAAGTACGCGGTTTCCCGTAGCAAGGGTTACGCCATCAATTATGTCGCCATTTTCTAGGCCGGAAGAAAGAGTAATCGCTTCAGTAGTCGCCACGCGGACGGATGCCTTGACATCAAGACCAGTTCTTGCCGAGTCAACATACCCCTTGGTAGCCGCATGGCCAGCCTCAGTTGGGGTTGCTACGCTAATATTGCCATTTGCGTCCCTTTTAACTAATTTGCTGGCAGTCGCGGCATCGGTTGCGTCATTGAGCATGTTCCAGAACGTGCTTGAAAGTAGGCCAGCACTATCCGTATCAGCAAGGTTGAGGGTTACCGTCACGGTTCCGCCAGATTCGCTAAAAGAAACAGCATCCGTATATGAACCGCCAGCAGAAAGACCTGTTATGAGCTTCTTCCACGCACTTCCCGTGTGGTAGCGGACTGTGTCATCCGTTGAGTTGTAGTACATCCGGCCTTCAAAATTATTTGAAGCTGGGTCGGAAGCAAGAACCTCAAATGTCGCATTTAGAAGCTGGTTCTGATTAAGGTCTAAATTTGTGACAAATTTTGTTGCCATGTTACCTGCTTATGTTAGATATGCATATCCGGAAAATGGGGCTGTGAACTCGACTGTAATTTGCGAATCACTATTATATGTTACCTCACCAATTACTACCGTTTCGGCAGAATCAACGATGGTTATTGATGGTCTTCCGCCCAAACTATGTGTGATTACCCACGTCTGGGAGGCAACTGCTTGCGTGTGTCTTTGGCGCCTGGTATTCCCACCTGGGGCAGAAAGCCGAACAACAACCTGGTTTGGCGCATCTTGATTGACAACAACTTTATTGGCTGTATCTTCTTCAACGATAACGCGGTTTGGGATACTGTTACTCATCTTGTTACCTCTGGACTGAGGTTGAATATCCCCTGCAAAATTCTTGACACGGTGCCGGTTGGCGAGATTATCTCAAGGTCATATACGCCACTGGTACTTACAGACGCTGTTACCGAGGCGCTCACGTCAATGTAAATCGTATTTGTTTCGCCCTCTACTGGATTTATTGTCAAGGCTCCATTTTCTGTTGTCAAGCTCAATAGGAATGCCGTTGAGTCAATTGTTCTTCTGACTTGCATTCGGGCCGTATAGCCAGTTAGGTCAAACGCCTCGTAGGTTTGCCCTGTTGGGTCCTCGGTTAAATCCGGTTGCTCAATTTGAAGTACACGGGTAAATGTAGACCCCTGTTGGCAGGTCATGTTGTAGTTGCCAGCAAGCATCAGTTTTACCTCCAAAATGCACTACTGATTGTAGATTAACTTAGGCCCCACGCGCTTAAAGTGTTAAAATCATTTGTTCAATTTCTTCTATTACGCCCGAAAGGCAGAGTAGTATCGCACCGTGAGATGCAGATGAAAAAACCACACAAACCCACTGTCGCATTCCTGACACACGACTGGTCGTGGGGTACTGACCCTCTTCAACCAAACGGCTGCGCCTGGTATAGGTGCAAACTCCCGTCAGACGAGCTAAATAAGAGGGGGTGGATGTCTGCTGTTGGATTTCCCGGTTTTAATGAAAAACGCGGGTTTGGCATGCTTTTGTCGGACAATCAAGCCGTCCACGGTTGGGACGTAATTGTTTTTAAACTCTTGATGCAAAAAGAAATATTAGAAGCAATCCCTAAAGCTCAAGCTCTTGGCCAAAAAATTATAGTAGATATTGACGATTGGTTTGACGGGCTATCTAAAGCAAACCGGGCATACAAAGCAACCGACCCGAAAGAAAACCCTGACTCCAATAGACAAATTTATTCGGAAATAATCATGGCGGCCGATGCCGTTATTACTTCAACTCCATTTTTATTCGAAAAATATGGAGCGAGACGCGACAATGTCTTTATGGTTCGTAACGGCATCGATAGTGAAAGATGGAAACGCCGGCCATTTGCAACCAATAAAGCTCTTCGTATTGGCTGGGTAGGCGCCACACACTGGCGTTCTAACGACCTTGAACAATTGCGCGGTTTTATGGGGGATTATATCCGCACTAGAAAGCTTTTCTTTCAACATTCTGGCCATAACGACGGTGCCCCAATGGCACACTCAATGCTTGGTGTAGAACAAAGATTGTCAAGACGTTCACCGATGATGCCGATACTTTCCTATCCATCTTTGTTTCGAGATATTGATATCGGAATTGTTCCACTAAACAACATCCCCTTTAATCATGCCAAGTCATTCATCAAAGGTCTTGAGTATGCAGCAGCTGGCGTTCCTTTTATATCTTCATATTCTCCCGAATATCAGTATTTAGCGGATAATGGCATAGGTCGTGTCGCCAAAACAGACGAAGAGTGGATTTACCATTTGGATGAACTTTTAGATTATCGTAAACGCCGCGATGATATAGAGGAAAATTTTGCTATGTTGCCGAATTTTTCAATGGAAGCCAGGGGTGACGACTGGGACGCAACAATGAGATTTATAAAGGATAAAATATGACAAACGCAGATATACAGTGGACTTTCGGAATTGTCACTGGATTTGAAGACATTGACCGCCTCATTGAAATTATTGAGTCAATACGTCAACTGTCAATACCTGAATATGAAATATTAATAATTGGCGGTAACGCGCCAGATGTTTTTGACAGATATAACGATGTGCGCATAATTGATTTTGATGAAAACATTAAACCCCGATGGATAACTAAAAAGAAAAACATACTTTGCGCTGAATCTAGGTATGAAAATATTATTTTAATGCATGATTATCATATTTTTGAACCGAATTGGTATATTGAATTTAAGTCATTCGGCACGGAGTGGGATATATGTTCCTGCCCGCAATATCTAATTACTGGCGCAAGAAATCCGATGGATTGGTCCCTATGGGACAAACCTGGACACGGTAGGGCTTGGTCGCTTGATTACTCAGACTGGACGCAAACGCAGTACATGTATATATCTGGTGGGTTTTTCATAGTCAAAAAACATGTAATGCTCGACGAACCACTGGACGAGACGCGCGGATGGAATGAAGAGGAGGATGTCGAATGGTCAATGAGGGTTAGAAATAAATATGTCATGAAATGTAATGGCAAGAGCATTGTTCGGCACAACAAATGGCATAGACACGCAGGACCTGAGCCAAAATGAATCCGCAGAAAATTATTATTTTTGACCTAGATGGCGTTCTTATTGACTCACGCGACGTTCATTATGAATCACTCAACCGTGCATTATTGAGCGTTGACCCCAAATACGTCATATCCCGCGAAGAGCATCTTTCCACTTTTGACGGACTGGGTACTACTAAAAAATTAGAAATGTTGACTGCTTCAAAGGGCTTACCCCCTGATGCACATCAGTCAATATGGGAGCAAAAGCAAAAAGCGACGATAGAGATACTTAGTTTATTGCCGAAAAACGCAAATGCAATAGACATTATGCAGACCCTTCGCTCGGACGGGTGGAAAATTGCCGTTGCCAGCAATGCGGTGCGGGAGACAGTAATAACCGCCCTTCATGCAATAGGGGTTTTGCATATGGTTAGCTACGTGATGAGCAACGAAGACGTAAAACACCACAAACCCCATCCAGAAATGTATTGGAAATGCATGATTAGCCTCAATGCCACGCCGGCCTCAACAATTATTGTTGAAGATTCGCACATTGGCAGGGAGGGGGCCATGGCTTCTGGTGCGCACTTATTTGCAATTAAGGATTCATATAGTCTTGATAAGGAGAGATTGCTGAAAATGGCATCCGAAGTAAATGCAAGTCAACGGGCCAAAGTTGCATGGAAAAATGAAAAAATGAATGTCCTCATACCGATGGCTGGAGCAGGTTCTCGGTTTGCCCAGGCTGGGTACACGTTTCCGAAACCACTTATTGAAGTTAATGGAAAACCGATGATTCAGGTTGTGGTTGAAAACCTGAATGTGGATGCTCATTTTATTTTTCTAGTGCAAAAAGAACACTATGAAAAATATAACCTCAAACAGCTTTTGAACCTTATTAAACCTGGTTGCGACATCGTGATAGTTGATGGAATGACAGAGGGTGCCGCATGTACAACCCTATTGGCGGCAGAGTTAATTGATAACGACTATCCACTACTCATGGCGAACTCGGACCAGGTTGTTGAGTGGAATAGCAATGAGTGTTTGTATGCATTTGACGCCGATGAAATAGATGGCGGAATACTCACATTTAAGGCAACGCACCCGAAGTGGTCATACGCAAAGCTGGGACCTGATGGTCTTGTGGAAGAAGTTGCAGAAAAAAATCCAATATCGGATAACGCAACCGTTGGTATTTACTATTGGAAAAAGGGTTCAGATTACGTCAAATATGCAAATGAAATGATTGACAAGAACATACGCACAAATAATGAATTCTACGTGTGTCCAGTTTTCAACGAAGCAATTGCAGATGGTAAAAAAATACGGGTAAAGGAGGTGCCGGAAATGTGGGGAATAGGCACACCGGAAGACCTTAACTATTATCTGGAGAATCACAAGTGAGCAAAAATAAACTAGATTATTTAGCAATGCAAAATAATTATTACGATGAGTATGCGAGTCAATGGTCTCTTGATTTTAGGGACCCAGTTGTTGGTTCATATGATGCACATAACGCATGGAGCGACTATGACAACTTCCTGTTTAAAGACTTTAATACACTTGGGCTTAATGCCCTTGAGTACGGATGTGGACCCGGACGTAACCTAGTCAAGTTTTCTAGCCGTTTTGCAAGGATAGATGGTGTAGATATATCTAGCGTCAACATCGAGAAGGCAAAAATTAATCTTGAGCACAATGGTATTTACGGCTCGAACCTGTACGTTACAAGTGGTGACAATATCTCCATGGTAGACAACGACGTATATGATGTTGTTTTTTCTGTTATATGCTTTCAGCATATTTGCTCCCACGAAATAAGATTTAATATTTTAAAAGATATACATAGAGTTTTGAAACCAGGTGGAAAACTTTGTTTCCAGATGGGCTATGGGGGAAAGGGGGAAATACCAACAGCTGGTTATTTTGACAACGTATTTGATGCGGTGAACACGAACGGCCACGCCGATGTAAGCATTACTGATGAAACAGATATACAACAAGACTTGGTTGAAAAAATCGGATATATCAACTATAAGTCAGATATTAAAGAAACTGGTCCTGGGGATAATCATAGAAACTGGATATGGGTTCAGGTTGAAAAATGAAATTAATTTCTCACCGTGGGAATCTGTCCGGTCCGAACCCAGAAACAGAAAATACTCCAGAAGCAGTTGATGGCGCTTTAAGGCTAGGTTTTGACGTAGAGGTGGATGTGTGGGTTGTGGGCGAAAAACTTTTCCTGGGCCACGACTTTCCCTCTCTGGAGATAGAAGAGTCCTGGGTGAATGAAAGGCGTCAATTTTTATGGATTCACTGCAAGAATGCCGATGCTCTTTCGTATTTCGTAAAACGCGACTGTAACTGTTTTTTTCACGACGTTGATGCGTATACATTGACCCTTGATGGGTATGTATGGGCCTACCCGGGCATGCCTGCTTCTGGGGAAAAATGTATTGCTGTCATGCCTGAATATATAACCAACTTAGCCGACTTTGATTCATCAAAATATTTTGGTGTCTGCTCTGACCATGTTTTAGAACTAAGGAAAGAAAATGATTAAAGAAATTGATTACAGCAAACATTTTGTTATCGGCACTCCACTCGTTGCATGGAAGTGTGATGCCAAAGAACATCTTGACTGGATTTCCAACAGAGCACAGATTTCTGAGCGATTTCCAAACGTAAAATGGTTTGCTGCCCTCGAGCTAGATGCGCGGGGTATTGAACCATTCCATGAAGTAATTGACGCACTGCGCGATGTAAATGGTGATTATTGGACGTATTCAATAAACGATATGCAGCCCGACGTAACTGCCAGTAATCGTTGGATTCGGATTGAAACTGGGCGTAATCTTATTCGTGAATTTGCACAAAGACATAGAATTACATCTGGCCATCACTGGGGCGAGGACTGTACGGAAGAAAATATTGGAGTTGTTAACTATCAAGCAATTTTGTATATAGACTCAGACATTCACCTGGACGCAGATATCGTTGAAAAAATGCTAGAAGTCGATAGGCCTCTTGTTGGGGTAAATGTTCCCCAATACGGCCTTTCCGGTAAAACAATCAGCACTGAGCCACCAATTGAAGAACACTGGACAACCGCTGGAGCCCTCCTGGTTAACGCGCCAGCTTTTTACGATTTGCCCTGGTACCACAACTCATATTTGAACCTAAGCGACGACCCAACCTTTCAATCAATGGCGGAGCGCCTTATGCGCAGGGAGGGCGTAGACAATTTGCCAGACACCTATGGGATGACATGGGTGAGAAAAGACGTAAATGCCCAGCATAAAGGTGAGCTAATTCCTGTTGAAGATAGAAAAATTGCTCGGCGTTCAATTTAATTCACAATTTTCTCGTTGTATTTAAGGCAGTGCTGAAACAAATAATGCTGTAAAATTGCTCCGGGTGTATCGGAGGATTAATGGAACGACGGTCTATTTGCGTATTCCGTTTACTGGTTTGGTTTCCGGCAATTATCGCATTGCTATTAGTGTTTATTCCAACATCGGCTCGCGCAACAACAGTAGAGCAAGGCGATTCAATAATATTTTCCTACAACGAGTCAAGCATTTATCAGGAAGTTGCAGTAGATACATCTGGTAAATCTGAAATAACTGCGGTGGCTCGGGTTGCAGAGTTTGGGTATGGGGTAGATAGAGTTTTAGTTGGTATTTCACTTTATGGAAATGGCGGGGGTGGAATATACTTTCACGACACAGGATGGGTATCGATATCGCCTGGCGCATACTCAGATGTCTCGCTTAGCGTAAATGCGCAATCGGTTGGACAGGGATGGGCCAGCGTTGCTAGTGCACGAATCACGATTGCCGGAGATGACGGTGAATTTTGGGGCGGGAACTACGGCCCGTCCATTGAATCGGCTTCATTAAAAATAGACAACACAGAGTTGCTAGATAATAGCGAATTTGCATATGGAGAAGAATCTTGGATATCTTCTGCCGGATGGCAACTTTGTCATGCAACGCAGGGCGATAAGCCATGTTCTTCGATTGCTTCCAGAGTTTCAAATTCAAACTACTCATTTCAGTCGAATATGGTTTGGGGAACGGCCAACGAAGGCGGAACACTATCGCTTGCGGCCCCCGGTGGAGGAGAATTTACACAGGTCGTTTTTGCCAGCTATGGCACGCCATCTGGAGTTGACGGTCAATATACGCAAGGTGGATGTCATTCTCAGTTATCAATTCTCAAGGTTTCACAGTCGTTTTTTGGAAAAAGTTCAAGTTCTATTAATGCCAACAATGGTGTTTTTGGTGACCCATGTGGCGGAACATATAAAAGGCTTTATGTTGTTATTAGATATTCAGGAGGAACGCCGAACACAACGACAACGACAACTGCACCACCCCCACCAACATGCGGACCGTATGGTGATGTGACTGTAACTGGCAAACTTAGTGGTACGGTCTGGGGCTCTGGCCCATATACAGATGATTCAGATTTTGGTGTTGTTGCTGTTCATTCCGGTTTAGCGGCGGTAGGAGAGACGGTGACGCTATCACCTGTTGGCATTTCTTATTATCCATCGTATTCCGGAAGCACATCTAACGGAGTAACAACACTTGACTGGAATTCAGGATGGTGTGGATACAACGTCGCTTTATATAGTCCAACAACAACAACGACTACAACAACTACGCTAGTCTCCGTTGAAGAATCCGTACCAACAACTTCTCCAGAAATTGACAGTGTTCAATCTACGGTTCCTCCTCCGGTATTGGAAACGCCTCAAACTGACGGACCGCAATCAGTACCAGCACCAGAACCAGAAAACACGCCAGAGACAACAGAAATAAAGCAACCAGAAGAATCAATACAAGATTCACCCATAAATTCTATACCCGACATTAATGACAATATTCCTACTAATACAGAATCCAACGAACCGACAACAGACGAGTTGCTCGGCACAATAACCCAAATAACCGACCCGGAACAGCTTGGGGACGCTGTTGCAAAAATATTGGACGCACCGCTCAGTGATGAACAGTTTACTGCTGTAATAGAAGAAGTTTTTTCTGAGCCATTATCAGCCGAGGAATTAACAAATGTTCTCGAGGCTGTTTTTGATGAGCCTATATCGGACGAAAAATTTGACGAAGTGCTTTCCGCGGTTTTAGACCAACCCTTGTCCGGTGAGCAGTTTGCCGCTGTGGTTGACATCCTTGAAAATGAGAATATTACCGAGGAACAGGTCTCTAGCGCCGTAGATGCCGTCCTGGAAACAGGAATAACCGAAGACCAGGCTCTCGAGCTGGCCACGAGCGACAAGGTCTTAGAGAGTATTGACACGGCACAGGCGGAGGAAATTTTTGACACGATTGACGCTTCTGAATTAACTCCGGAAGAAGCAACACAAATTGTTGAGGCAGTCCAGGAAGCCCCAACAGAAGTACGTGAGACATTTGAGGACGTTGTCGATTTGTTCAGTGGAACGTTTGATACGTATGAAATGGTCAACCAGACTATATCTGTTGGCGAGAGAAGGACAATAGTTGCGGTAAACTTGGTGACGGCCACGGTTGCCGCTACTGCAATGTCTGGAGGAATGGGCGGAGGCGGTTCTCCGACCGGCCCAACAAATAGCGGTGGAGGTGCTCCTAGTGACGCAAACCGGGCAGCACGCAAGGAAGAAGACGAACAGGAAATGGCTGGCGAAATAGCTGGCGATGGCGTGGATTGGGTATCGAAACTAAGTATATATAAAACAGTTAACGGGGGTAGGGTTTTGGACTGGAAAGCATTCATCAAAAAATTTTGGTTCGGCGTTTTGAACCTTGGGTTTACAATCGCCGGCTCTGTGGTTGTCTACTTTACGCTATCGGGCAAAATTCAAACTATCGCACTTGTCTCAACTTTGCTGGCTTTTACTTCTGCAATGTATTTACACATGCGTGAGCCGGACTAATCCTCAAAACTCTTCGAATTGTGGTTTTTTATTTAGTACAATTTATTTCACCAATCTTGCACTGTTGGAGGAAATATGCCCAGGAAGTACCCGTACTATCCGTCGTTTGATGGCAAAAAGGCTGGGGCCGGAACAGAGTGGTTTGTAGCCGCCTGTGGCCGCAGATGGAAGACAAAAAATATGGGCATTTATGCAAATCGCCTTATGCGCAACTCTCACACAGAGGGCAAAAAGGCGAGCGACCCAGGTATGGAGAAATGGCTATCGGTTCATGCCACTGGTGCTGCTGCTGACATTGGCTACCCGGACCGCAAGACTGGTCTAGAAATGTGGAACTGGTTCATCAAGTACACCAAAGAACTGGGGCTTGTTGAAATCCACGACTATGCATTTGATGCAAACGCCAAGGATGGCAAGCCAGGCTATGGTCGCGGATTCAGGTGCAGTCGCGGAGAGGGTGAGGCTGGTGTCAAAATTTATGACGCGAAAGATAACGCCGGCTCATTTGGTGGGCAGTGGATTCATATAGAGCTCGAGCCAGAATTTGCAAAAGATGCGGCCAAAATGGAAGCAGCCTGGAAAGCGCTTCCTAAGCCCGGTGCATAATGAATGAAATTATTGTTTCCCTGATTGGCACATTTGGGTTAATCGTTGTCGGCTTTATGGAACATGGGCGACGCTCAAACAAGGCCCGGTGGAATGAAAATAAAGCTGACCATAATTTTGTTGTCGACAAGATTGAAAATCTTGGCAAAAACCTTGGTATATCTATCGACAGGGTTGAAAAAGGCGTAGAGCGTACAGAAGCCAAGGTTGACCAACACATCCGTGACCATGCAAAGGGTGATGTGTAGTGAAAATAAAAGATAAATTGATGGTTTATATAACCCTGGGAATACTCGGTTTTATTGGTCTTGTTGTTATCGGCGAATATTCTTCGATGCTTGCACAACAGTTGTCTACTGGTGAAAAATACAGCACCAACTCGGATGCAATTGCTTTAGTCCAGAATGCCCTTGTCGGGCTTATTGGAATTATTGGTGGGTATTTTGCCGGGAAGAGCAAAAGCGATGGAGAACAATAATGGCTGGTAGCAAAAAGAAACCAGCAAAACCGATAGCTGGTCAATCAAAAGTTGTTGTCCAAGACCCAGCCATATATGGCACGATGGTTAAATACTGGGGCGGTTTCGGCGCATTCACTACATGCGCTACATGCGGTAAAAAAACAATACGCGGGATGATACGTGTGAAAAACGAAATCCATTATTGCTCTGCAGGATGCGCATCTTCTGGTGGTTAATTTTTATATTTAAGTAAATAAACGGGGGTTTATTTTGGGGATGAAACTTGGGCGAATACTTGCGACAGCATGTTTTGTAACAGCACTCGCGCTGCCTTTTTCAATACAAAAATCAGACGGAGATTTGTCTATCATTTCTGGTCAGCCAGCTCTGGCAACATCTGGTGGGGGGCCAATAGTACTTGATGGCATGGACCCTGTTTGTCATTCTGGTTTTGAAGGAACTTGGGGATACATAGCCCAAGTGTTAAAGAAAACATACGACTCAGTTACGTCTTCAAATAATGGAACAATTGCTGTTCTCGGAGCAAACGGAACAACCAACTCCTGTGGCGGTAACTGGAATACGCTTTTAACAACAAAATATTTAGGTCAATTCACCACCGCTCCAACTGTTAATTTCTACAACTCCACCACTCAGGTGAACGATTTCTTTACCAACATAAACACAATCAAACCAGCAATCATCTGGATACCGGACAACTGGAGTAGACCCGCTGCCGTTGAATCTATTTTTACAAGCAACGCTGAAAAAATTGCAGACTTTGTCAACTCTGGTGGTGGAATTTTTGCCAACAATGGAACATATGGTTGGTTGACAGCACTCCTGCCGAGCGCCGTATACAACAACGGTGGATGTAACGGCGGTCCAGATGCTACTGCTGATGGAACTGCAGACTTTGGGTTAACAAACACAATGGTCGCAGCATGTTGGCATGGCTATTTTACTGGCAATGTAGGAACACTTAAAACCCTTGTTGACTATCCATATCCAACGATTTCAAGCACAAGAAAATCCGTTTCAATTGGTGGGGGCTCTGTCTCATTGCCGAGTTCTTTCACTCTTGGCATATCCCCAGCGAGCCCCAATGCTGGTGAAGATTTGACCATTACGGCAACTGCGCAAACTCTCGCCGGTGTTGCCCAACCAAACGTAGTTGTCACGGTTACTGTCAGTGCTGGTCCTGATGCTGGTAAAACTTTTACCGCAACAACAAACGCCTCCGGTATCGCAACAATAACAATTAGAACGAATACACAGGGAACTGCCGTTTACACAGCAACAGCGACTGTTAATGGCGTGGCTAAAACTGTTTCTGCAACCGTTTCATGGAATCCGCCAACAACAACATTGGCGCCCGCAACAACAATTGCCCCGACTACTACGGTTGTGAGTACAACGACAATCGCCCCAACAACAACTCAGGCTGTTGCAAGTAGTAGTACAACAATAGACCAGACAGCCACACAGACAACCCAGATAATAACTGCTTCTACTTCATCCATAGCTCCAATTGTACCAACAACCGTACACGACCACAGTTCGCATCACCATGGGGAGTTACCACAAACAGGGGTGAGCGTATTTTGGGTCTGGGCCTCAGGTCTCATATTAATGCTTATTGGATTTATTCTTTCACTGTCATATAGGAGCGAAGATGAAGCGTGATTTGGTAGCTAACATACTTATGAGGATAGTCGCAACTTTTGCGGCTTCCGGACTGGGTGTCATCGGCGCCGGCACTATCGCCGGTGTTCCTGTTTGGAAATCGGTTTTTATGGCTGGTATCGCCGGCGTCGCAACCGTTGTCGAGGGGCTGTCTAGGGCTTTTCTTGATGATGGGAAGTTGACGGCGAAAGAGATAAACGCCGTCTTCTCCCGCTTTGACAAAAAGGGGACAGCGGTTAGTGACGAAGAAATTTCCAACCACGAGCAGAATGTTGCTAAAAGAATTAGCAGTAGCAAAAATTCTTCTGCCTCAGTGTAACGAAGGCTGGTATTTTATTGGTAGCCACTGCCAGCGTAAAGGGACGTGGTGATTTTTTCAAATTTATCTGAGCTGGTGGCTTTAAGACATTATGGCGAAAATACAGGAAGTTGAGCAGGTTTGGCACAACGACGGACACTCCATAAAGCTTCGCATCAATCGCGCCGAATTAGAGGTCCTCGAAGTCACTTGCCCATCAAGAGAAAAAGGCTCTGGAGAGTGCCTGAACCAGAATAACGACTGCATCGTCACTAAGTTCATTTTGAATTACGGCCTCGACTGCAATGGTGGCGTGTGTCCTGCTGCCGAGGACATAGAAATATGCTGGACGGTTATTGGCGACAAGAACAACGAAGATTCATGCCAGGTTTGGTTTATGCCAATGACTGACGAAATCTTTAACGCCTGGCTGATTAGCAACGGGACGGGTGCTTAGGCGTTCTTTCGCCTTTGGTTTCGCTTCCTGACCTTGCGTTCTTTCACTGCATCAATTCTTTGGGCCATCTCTTCGAGGATTTCCTCTTCCATGTCGAGCTGGTCGCTTAGGTTGACCTTCATGCGTGCTCGCCGTTCACGTTCTGATACCTTTTCAATGTAGCTAGCGCCTAGAACGCGGAGTTTGAGTTCCCTGTAATAGGCAATTGACCGCTGAAGTTCGGCCAAGCCTTCAGGCGTTATCTGCCAGAGATTCGTATCTAGTTTTTTTAAAAAACCCTTTTTGGCCAATCTATTAGCCGGGTCGCTGGCATCGTCTGTCCTGTCTGAAGGGAAAACCCCGCGCAGCACATCCTTGATTTCCCGTGTTGTAAATGGGCGACGAACCATCCGTCCGTAGGTTAGAAGATGGTACGACTTACTGCCGTGATTTGCATATGGTCGCGGTGTTGTTGCTTTGCGTGAGTCACCCATGGTCAATGATTTTACTAGAACGGAGAGTCATCAACAACCGGACCGGCCTTGCCGTTTGGGGCTTCAAGTGAGCTGATAGCCCTCATGAACTGCTGTATATCAGGCTGGGACATGATTGTTTTTTCATTAAAGCGGTAGACATTTTGTCGGTTCACTTTTGTCTTTGTAATTAGCCCATGCGCAATAAGCTGTTTTACGGTCTTGTCAACCATGGTTTCGCTTAAATCCAGATAAACAGATAGCGCCCTGATGGTCATTGTTGAGTCCGACATCAACGATACAAGCACTCTTCCTGCTGTTGATAGAAGAGATATTTCATTATCTCTGTGATAGCGAAGTATTTTTTTGTCGTCTAATGCTTCAAGTATTTTTTGCACTGCTTCATCTTTGTCCTCGCTTTGTCCGATTTCGGCAAGGACATCCCCGAGCACGCTTTTGACCTTGTTTGATTTGTTGTTTTTCACCCTGTGCCTCGCCCTTGCTTGACGTTTGATGTATTATCTGCGAAACTCCATGTGGCCGCCAGTGTGGTCATCTACGAGACAATCATCTATTTCACCCGAGAATAGCAGGCGGAGGCACAATGCTCAAAGATGTGTTAAAGCAAATAGTGGAGCACCCGGAGGGTCAGTCTAGGGACTGCAAACTAGGGCGCATTATTTCTTCCCAGGACCAGGAAACAGCCGAGCTTCTAATCCAGGCTCTTGCTGGCCCAGCTTCCACGATGAGCCTTGTCAGGGCTCTAAATGAAGAGGGATTAAAACTGAGCAGGGAATATTTGGGCCAAAAGCGCTCTACCTGCTTCAAGGGTACAACTTCTTCGGAAAAATGCTGTCTGAACTTTACCGACGAAGAGGATACCAACAATGGCTGAAAAACGCAAACCAAATAATCTTGGCTCCAAATTAAAGACTATTACTGAAAAGCAGGAAGAACAGTCTCTCTCAAAAAAAGGTCTCAACGACATCGCCCAGATGCTCCAGAGAAAGGGCATCTCCGCCGACGAGGTAGGGGCAATCCATAAGATATCCCTATACCAGACAGTCACAAAAAACGACGAAGGTGAAACAGAAGTACATGACCTACAGGCAATTCAGTTCAGTCCTGCGTGGGAGGACGGCCCGGCTTGGCCGGTTATCCAACAGGGGCCGTCCATACAACTACAAAAGACAACGACAAAATCAGCCCGCCCGAAAGAGTGGCACACGGCAGTCATAGTCCCTGATATACAAATCGGATTCTACCGGAAGTCCCTTGATTCAATGGACCTGGAGCCGATTCATGATGAGTCGGCGATAGCAGTTGCCATAGGCGTAATCAAAGACCTCCAGCCCCAGCAGGTTGTAATGGTTGGGGATAACCTCGATTTTGCCGAATTTGGCAAATACCTGACCGCCGCGCCATTCAAGCAACTTGTCCAGGCGTCAATTGATAGGGCTACAATGCTCTGTGCCCAGATAAGGGATGCCGCTCCGCATGCCGAAATCATATGGATTGCCGGGAACCACGAGGCGCGAATGGCTAGATATATCCAAACCAACGCAGAAGCTGCGTTTGGTATTACTCGGGGCAAAGTAGAAAAATTTAGAGACAAATGGCCGGTACTTTCCGTGCCGTTCTTGTGCCGAATGGACGAATTCAAGGTTTCCTACCTGCCTGGATACCCAGAGTCTGCCCACTATCTGAACTCGAATCTTGTCGTTGTACACGGTGACAAAGTTGTTTCAAACAACTCAACCACCAAAAAGTACCTGGATAACGAAAGAATTTCGGTGATATACGGACACATTCACCGCAATGAGCTTGCATACCGTACTTATAGGACTGACCACGGCCCCAGAACAATCATGGCCGCAAGTCCTGGCTGTCTATGCCGTGTAGATGGCGCAGTACCCTCCACGAAGTCTGGTATGGACGAATTTGGTCGCCCAATACTTCAGGGTGCAGAGAACTGGCAACAAGGACTAGGAGTGGTCACATTCCAGCCATTTGGCGTCGGCAACGAATGGTTCAACTATGAGCCAATGTGGATTTATCAAGGACGGGGAATTTTCCGCGGGAAGGAATATGTAGCAGTATGAGTTTTGGGATACCAGAGGACGAAAACTACACACACGAAGACCTGCTAAAGGATTTAGAGGTGTTAAGAAAAGCCGGATTAATTGAGGTTTCAGGAATTACCGACACCGGGGAATGGCTGTATAGCATGAGCGAGTTCGGGACCGAGGCATACAAAGAAATCCAGAGCATGTCATCCGACATGCTGGAAGGCCTAATTCGGGATTTACTTGACAAAGCCGAAGATGAAGATAATCTTTAGGCATGACTACCATCATCGGAATCCAGGGCGATGGATTTGCTCTTATCGCCGCAGATATGCAGGTCACTGCATTTGATGGCTCGGGGTTTGGCTACCAGAAGAGCGTACTTTCGTCCGGTCAGCCAAAGATTGCCACCAATGGGAAGTATATCCTGGGGGCAGCTGGCGACGTCCGCGCTATCAATATACTGCACCACGCTTTTCAGCCCCCAACCCCACCAGTTGGGCTAAAAGGCAAGAAGCTCGACGCCTTCATTACAGCTAAATTTATTCCATCGTTGCGTTCATGCTTCGATGTACACGGATACTCGCCGATTGAGTCAATCAGGGATGGCAAAGATAACAACTCTGCCCAGCAGGGGTCTGCAATCCTGGTGGTGGTCAACGGGGTGATATACGTTATTGATGAGGATTATTCATGGGCGAGCGACTCCTCAATGGTGTACGCCGTTGGGACGGGCGCACCGTATGCCCTCGGCGCACTCCTCGCCCTGTCGAACTCCAAATCGCCCAATCAGGTTCAGGCTAGGTCGATGGCCCTCAAGGCTATGGGTATCGCCTCCAAGATGGACCCATACAGTGGCCCCCCGTACCAGACTTTGGTTCAGGTCAACAAGGATGGGACAGTTGCGGTACAGAAAAAGCCGACTCCCGCTACAAGAAAAACGAAAAAATGAGTGAATCAACCTGGACCTGGCTCCTGTTTCTAATGGAGATAGTCGGCGTATACGGCAGTTATACGGTCGGCAATAAACGCTGGTATGGGCACATGATTGTCGCTCTCCACTCTTTCCCATGGGCTGTCTATTCAATACTTTTCGACAAGCCTGGATTTCTGGCTATGTGGCTCCTATGGCAGTGGGTCCACTGGCGCAATATGTTCCGCTGGGTCAAGGATGGCAAGCAGGGCGAAGCGCCACACGGGCACTAGACGCCGGCCTCAAACACACGCTTAATAAGAGCGAAAACGAGCGCCAATAATCCCTCCACGTTTCTGAATACCGCGTAGGCCTCTATACCTACATATAGGTAGTAGAACAAGAATAAGTACTAGACAGGCATCAAAACAAAATATAGGCAAGAATATCCAGGGGGCTTATCAAATAGTCCATAAGGAGAAAATCTTGCCTGGTTCAGACAAATCTAAACCCACACAAAAATTACCCAATAAAAGTTCCACACCAGAATCAGAAGTAGATATACCTGGAAAATCATGGTTTGACCTTGCGAATTGCAAAGGAAAAACAGAACTTATGTTTCCCAAACAACATAAGGATATTACCTACATTGCACAG